AATTATTATAATGATATTCCTTTTCCAAATTATTATGATATTCATTATGCTAAAAGAATAGAGCAAGATGTTAATAAAACTCAAGAATACCATAAACACCTAGAATCATTAGGGTATGTTAAAGAATTAAATAATTATAATGGTCAAACTAAATGGATTAAAAAATGAAAGAATATCAACTACAAAAAGCGGTATGTAAATATTTAGATTTAAATAATATTCTTTATTGTGGATCCATGGGAGGACAGTATCAGCAACATTTTAGTCAGAGAATTAAAAGCCGCAATTCTGGTTATAAAAGGGGGTTTCCCGATTTATTTTTATATGAACCTCGTGGAGCTTATCACGGGCTAGCAATAGAATTAAAGGTAGGATATAATAAGCCAACAGTAGAGCAATTAACTTGGTTAAATAAATTAACAGAAAGAGGTTATTTGGCTGTGACAAGCAATGGATTAGATCAAACCATAGAAATAATAGATAAATATTTAAAATTATGAGCAAAATAAATTTAACAGAAAAAGAATTAGACGAAAGAATTAATTTAATTCATAAAATGATGCAAATAGAGTATTATTTAAAACAAGATAAAGATAAAGAGCTAGAATGGTATCGTTCTTATGGTTCTTATATAAATACTTATCATAATAAAGTAGATGCCGAAGCATGTGAATATGCAGACCAAGAACAAAATAATGAAAGTTAAACCAACATTTTTTAACACTAGAACAGAACGACTGCATTGGGATTATGTTGATACTAACAATCGACTGTTTATAATTTTATTTGATAGCGGAGCAGAATTAAGTTTTATTTTACGAGATTTAAAAAAAGATGATAGTATCATAAATTATATTTATAAAAAACTACATCAAAGATTTGGAAATATAATTGAAGTTCAAACAAACAGAATCTCCAATGTAGAATATAATTTAATGAAGCAAATAAATATACCCTCTATAACAAAGATATGTTAAACAAATACCTGACTGAGAACTATGATAAGCTAAAAGATATGGCTTACAATATAGCAGGTGAAAAAGGAAAAGATGATTTATTGAGTTTTGTAATTGAAGAATTATACAAATGTGACCAAGACAGAATTGTAGAAATAATAGAAAAAAAGAAAATGATCTTTTATATTGTCCGTGTTATGATAAATCAATACCACTCTAAAACAAGCAGATACTATTACAAATACAATAAATATTACGAATACCATACCACAACCACAATCGAGAGTTTGACGGCAGATAGTGTTGATTATACAATTAAGGATAAAGAGCTTGTTGAAGAACGATTAGAATGGATTGAAGAAAAATTAAAAGATTGTTATTGGTTTGATTCGCAGGTATTCAATATATATTATATGGAAAACCATTCGCTTAATAGCATGGCTAAGGCAACAGGAATCAATCGTAACACCCTGTTTAAAGCAATTAGTAATGTAAAAAAGTATTTAAAAAATGAGAGATAAAGAAGATTTAATTGCAGACATTATTGTTGGAGCAATAACGGTGATAGTATTAACCTTATTTATATTTGCAATAATATGAAAAAAAGCAGAATAATGAGAGCTATTAAAAAAGCTGACACATCATTAATTAAAAAGTATAACATGGTTTCCTTTAGTGATGAAAAGGGACAAACCTATGTATTAGGAACACAAGAAGGATTTAATACTAAAATAAATGAAGCGGTTAACTTCACTATTCATCAAGTATTAGATAAAATAGATGATGACAAAGTAAAAGATAAATTATTAAACTCATTAAAAAATGACAAAAAGTAAGTCAAAAGGTCTTGGCGATAGCATTTCTAAAATAACAGAAGCCACAGGAATAAAAAAGGTTGTAGACAAAATAAGTGAGGTCACAGGGGTTGACTGTGGCTGTGAAGAAAGAAAAAAGCTACTAAATAAGATTATGCCTTATGCAAGACAATTTACAGCAGATGAAATGTCTATTTATGAGTCAGTTTTACCAAGAATAAAAGGAGCAATAACAAGAGACGATCAAGCAATATTAGTTAAGCTATACAATAAAGTTTTTAATGCTAAGAAAAAAACTAGCAGCTGTGGTAGTTGTGTAAAAGCAACATTAGCACAATTAGATAAGGTTTATAAAAACAGTTGTAAGGTTTGAAACGAGTTATATTTATACATAGAGAAAAGAAACGAAAGAAACGAAAAGGAATTCACTCAAAGAATAATAAACCAATTAAAAAATATAGAGGTCAAGGAAGATGAAAAAAGATAGTCAAATATTTAGATTCTGTTGCAGGTGTGTCAGAATGAGCTTAATAACAGCAGAAGATGGTTGTCACTTTTGCGGTGGTAAATTTATAGTGTCATCATTAAAAGATGATTTAAAGCTAAGAAAAAGAAAAGAGCTTGCAGAATCATACTAAGGTATATATGCAATTCTTCAATTATGAGGAACAGGATTTTATACCTTGCGAAATGTGTGGAGCAAGAGCTGTTGATGTCCACCATTTAGAAAAAAGGAATAAGACAAAAAACGACTTTATTGAAAATCTAATTGGGGTTTGTAGATCGTGTCACATAAAGGCAGAAAATGATGGAATGTTCAATATGTTCTGTAGAATAAAACACTTGGAGAATGTCTGTGTTCAAGTTTATAGTTTAATTGAATTAAATAAAAGATTAAAAAAATATGCAAATAAAAAAGATAAAAATAAATAAATTAAAACCTGCTTTTTATAATCCAAGACAAATAAGCACAAAGCAATACAAAGATTTAAAAGAGTCAATAGAGAGGTTTGGCTTGGTTGATCCTATTATCGTAAACAAAGATTTTACCGTGATTGGCGGTCATCAAAGATTAAAGATATGTAAGGAATTAAGATATACAGAAATAGATTGTGTAGTATTAGACTTAACAAAAGAACAAGAAAAAGAATTAAATATTAGGCTTAATAAAAGTGGTGGAGATTGGGATATGGATATTCTAGCTAATGAATTTGAAATTGAAGAACTAAAAGATTGGGGTTTTAAAGAAATAGAGTTAGGATTAAATATAGATAAAATTCAAGATGATTTATCTGATAGCATAGAACTTCAATACAAAATAGAAGTAGAAGTTAATTCAGAAAAAGAACAAGAAAAATTATATAATCAATTAACTAAAGATGGATATGTATGCCGAATTTTAACATTGTAAAAGAAGTAAAACCAAAAAAGAGTTTTAGGGTAAGTTCTGTTATTGGTAAATTTGACTTACAAACTGAACATATAAAAGAACATTTTGAGGGAAGTATAGATTTAGATAATAATTGGCAAATAGGTATAATTGTTGGTAGTAGTGGTAGTGGAAAAACAACAATAGCAAAAGAATTATTTCCTGATAGTTATATAACAGATTTTAAATATAATGCTGAAACTATTTTAGATGATATGCCTAAAAATAAAAGTGTTGATGAAATTACAAGAACTTTTAATAGTGTAGGTTTTTCTTCTCCACCAAGTTGGTTAAAACCTTATTCAGTATTATCTAATGGACAAAAAATGCGGGTTGATTTAGCTAATGGATTATTGCAAGATAATAAATTAATGGTATTTGATGAATTTACAAGTGTAGTAGATAGAAATGTAGCACAGATTGGAAGTTATGCAGTTCAAAAGGCAATTAGAAAAACAAAAAGAAAATTTATTGCTGTTAGTTGTCATAATGATATAGTCGATTGGCTATTGCCCGATTGGATATTTAATACTGATTCTATGACCTTTCAAAAACTTGAAGGGCAAAAAAAAAATAGACCAAAAATTAAATTTGAAATATACAATACAAGAGATAAAACAATTTGGAAAATGTTTGCTAAACATCACTATTTAAGCCATACACATAACAATGCTGCAAATGTATATGTAGCTTTTGTTAATAAACAATTAGCAGGGTTTATTAGTATATTACATTTTCCACACCCAAAAGTTAAAAACATAAAAAGAGTTCACCGAGTTGTGGTTATGCCTGATTTTCAAGGAATTGGAATTGGTGTTAGATTGTTAGAATACATAGGTAAAAAATATATTAATAATAAATTTAGATATAGAATTACAACTTCAGCACCAAGTTTAATAAATTACTTTAAAAAGAGTTTGCAATGGAAATGTTGTTCTTTTGGAAGAAAAAAGAATCACGGTGGAACATTGAAGGTGGGAAAGTTTGGAAGCGAAAATAGAATAACCACAAGTTGGGAGTATAAATTAACGGTTTAAAAACGGAATGATATGAATAAATTTCCAAACAAAGCAACACAGTTCAGCTCTACTAATCAACCAAAAAAGAATGGTAGACCAAAAGGCAGAAGAAATGTTGCAACAGTATTAAAAGAATTATTATCTACACAAGATACTAATATGGGTGGTGAAGGTGACTTTGGTTCACCAATAGCTAAGATGTTAATACAAATAGCATTCCATAAGGATAGTAATAACAATGAAAAATTAAAAGCAATAAAAGAAATTTTAGACAGGATTGAGGGATTGCCTGACCAGAATGTTAATGTAAGTGCAGCACCACCATCTTGGATTAATGATGATGACGAAACAAGCGAAACCATATTATGATGTAAAACAATCAACTAAGCGGATATGTGTTTTACAGGGTGGAACTAGAAGCGGAAAAACATATTCAATTCTATTAGCATTGATTGAGTTTGCATATAAGAATAAGGGCAAAGGATTGTATATTACAATAGCTAGAAAGACATTCCCAGCATTAAGGGGAACAGCTATGAGAGATTTCTTTGAAATACTAAAGAAAGAAAATTTATATGATGAAAGATTACACAATAAGTCAAGTGCCTTATATCACCTCTATGGTAACATTGTTGAATTTATAAGTGTTGATCAACCACAAAGGGTGCGAGGTCGTAAAAGGTCTATTCTGTTTTTAAATGAATGCAATGAATTTGGATTTGAAGATTACACACAGTTAGCATTAAGAACTACATATAAGATAATTATTGACTTTAATCCATCAGAAGAGTATCATTGGCTATACACACACATTATTGATGCTGACAGAGAAGATGTTGATTTTTATGTTTCAACATACAAAGACAATCCATTTCTGGAACAAGCTACAATAGCAGAGATTGAAAGACTGCAAGAAGTTGATGAGAATTTATGGCGGGTTTTTGGTCAAGGGGAGCGGGGGGTCGCAACCGAAACTATATTCCCGTCATTTAATATAATTGATAGTATTCCAGATAATGCAAAACAGATTGCATTGGGATTAGATTTTGGATTCTCAGCTGATCCAACATCATTAGTAAAAGTATATAAACACGACCTTGATTTATATATTGATGAATTACTTTATGAAAGAGGTTTAACCAATCAAGACATTGCACACAAGATTAAGGAATTAGGAATTGACAGAAGCATAGAAATTTATGCAGATAGTGCTGAGCCAAAGAGTATAGAAGAAATCTTTAGAATGGGCGGTATTAATATCAAACCCGCTAAAAAAGGAGCTGATTCTATTCGTATTGGAATTGATGTTCTAAAAAGGCACAAGCTAAATATCACAAAAAGAAGTGTTAATGCTATCAAAGAATTTAGAAATTATAAATGGATTAAGAATAAGAATAACGAAATAACAAACAAACCAATAGATGCTTTTAACCATGCAATAGATTCTGTTCGTTATGTTGCATTAAATAAATTAATGGTGTCTTATTCAGGTAAGTATTATATATCGTAAAAACAAATAGTAACAATTTATATTTATAAGTAATGAAAGAGATTAAATTAACAATCCCTGACAGGTGGTCTGATATAACAATAGAAACATATCAGAAATATATAGAAATACAAGAAAGCAAAGGAAGTGAGAAAAACAAGGTTATAAAGAGTTTAGCCCTATTGTGTAGCACAACACCCTTTGTGGTAAAGAAAATGGCTTACAAGGACTTATTAGAGATAATGGGTATAATTAAAAAGATGATTGACACAGAGCCGAAGGAAGAGGAATTTAGAAAGACATTTATGTTTAAGAATGAGGAATATGGATTCGTTCCAAATCTTTCAAGTATTAGCACGGGAGAATATATTGATCTTGAAACATATTGCAAAGAACCAATTAAAAACCTACATAATATAATGAGTATATTATACAGGAAGGTGACATTTAAAAGAAATAAAAGATATACTATTGAAACATATAATCCTCAAGAATTTAAAGAGGAATTATTTAAGGAGTGTCCAATGGATATAGCATTAAGTAGCTTAGGTTTTTTTTTGACTTTAGGCGAAGCATTGGCGAGGACTTCGCACAGCTTTTTACAACAACAGGAGAAGAAAGTGCAAAGGGTGTAAGTATGCAAAGCAAGTGGGGTTGGTATAATGTTTTATACAGTTTATCAAACTCAATACTTGACATTGGGAAAATAACTAGAATACCGATAAGAGAAGTGTTGACATATTTAGCATACACTCAAGACTATAACAATAAACAAAGAAACAATTATGATAACTTTTAGGAATGTAGTTGAATATTTAGAAACGATAGCTGAAAAACATTTTAACATAAATAGCTTTCATTCAGGAATGCTTGATGAGGTCGATTTAAACAAACTTAATGCAAGTGACTACATTATATTATATGCAGAACCAGGAACGGTAGTTGTTGACAAAGGGGTTATGACTTATTCGTTTTCCATATATGTTATGGATTTGATTAATGATCAAGAATTGGGTTCATCACCAAACAACCAAAGAACCACAAGGGTTGACACTTATTCTCAAACACTACAAATCATGCAAGATGTTATTAATGAGTTTCACCAAAACTTATATTCTACATCTTGGGTAAATGATGATGTTGTTTTAAGTCTGCCTATCAATGCAGAGCCGTTTACAGCTAGATTTGATAATACATTAACGGGCTGGTCAGCAACAATTAATGTTCAAGTTCCAAACCAAAACAATCTTTGTATTGTTCCAATAACACCCAATAGCTAATGGAATTTAAAAACACCATACAAGCAATGCAGAAATTTGGCGGCAATGTTGTCAAGGAGGGAAGGTCTATATTAAAGAAAAAGAAAAAGACAACAAGTCGAAACACATTATATAATGACTTTGACTATTTAGTTACAGCAACAAAAGATGAAGTAACATTAGAGTTTGAATTTGGGGGTGCAGAAGATTATTGGGTATTTGTTGACGAGGGTGTTCGTGGCGCAGGGGGTTTTAAAGGTAGCGGAAAAATGCGGGGACAAGGCAGTCCATTTAAATACTCAACTAAGATGCCGCCAAGACAACCATTGATTAATTGGATAAAAAACAAACCAATAAAAGGCAGAGATAAAAAAGGGAGATTTATCACAAACAATAGTTTAGGGTTTTTAATACAAAGAGCAATATATCAAAGAGGATTAACAAGGACACAATTTTTTAGCAAACCATTTACGCAACAATTAAATAAACAAACAGAAAAAATAACAGAAGCGTTTGCAGATGACTTAATGTTATCATTAGACAAACAATTAAAAAATTAAAATATGGCTTTAGGAAGTATCACATTAGAGCAAAGACCTGTAGCGTCATCAGACAAAGTGCCTGTAATAACAAATTGGACACCAATCGTTGGCTATATGGTTTTGCAAGATGACATTAGTGGATTATTTTATTTTAGATTAATCATGGAGGTTAGATTAGATGATGGCTCAGGAACATTGTTAGCAAAAATAAAACAACGAAGAAACGGTTATGGCGATGATGTTACAAACAATAGAGCAAGAGCATTTTTTGATTTAAGAGATATTGTTAATTCGCAAGTAGTAGACACTGTATTTGACCAAAACCAAACGGGCATTCCTTTTGATTCAATACATACCATTGGACTAAATGTCCCCGCTAAACCATTTTCTGTAAATGGGGATAATAGAGAAGGAACAACACAAATCCAAACAATATATGTAAAAGCATATCAACAATATAGCGAATCTGCAACAGCAATTCCAGAAGAAGAAACAGGAACATCTGTTAATCATACATTGGTTTATATGGCTGCATCATTACCATTGCTAACGCCTAGAAGTGTGGTTGCCGCAGGAAGTGTAAATAGCACATATTTACAGGGAGCTGCATTTAACAAATATCAAACATCTGATAATAACGATCAATTTTTAAGTGACTTGGAAACAGATGCTGGAGATCATAAGATAACAGGATATATTAACTATGTTCAATGGAATGACACAACAAATGTTGGCGACTATCACACAGTCGCATTTTTAAATGATACTGCTAAATTTGATAGCGATCTTTTCCATATGGCTATTCGCTATTATGACAATTCAGGCGCATCTTTGGGGACTGTTGAATACATTGCAAATATAGAGGATAATGGTGGTTGGGAACCAGATGGAACAGAAGGAACAACAGAAGACAAGCACAGATTGTTATATTTTGGGTGTGGGCCAGGTAATTTAGAAGCACAAACAGACGAAACAGACGCACGACCTTCTGATGCAGCTTTTGATGGTTGGGCGTATTACACAATACAGGGATATAATTCTGCAAAATCAATAGCTAGAACTGCATTATATTATTTTATAAAACAAGACGGAAGTTGCAAAGGGTTTAAGGTTAGACGGTTAGGTTGGAGAAATAGTGTTGGTGGATATGATTATTTTAATTTCAAAGCAAAATCCACTCAAACAGTAGATGTAGAACGAAACACATATAACACATTGACGGGAAGATTTAATGCTTCTAAGTGGTATTATAATGATACTATGAGGGGGAAACAAACAAGACAAACAACGGCAACATTAAAAGAAACATTAAACACAGAATGGCTAACAGAACCACAAGCAAATTTAATAGAAAAATTAATAATGTCAACAGATGTTTATGTAATACAAAATCCTGACTCTGAGTATACAGAACCCGTTATTGTTACTGATAGCTCATTAATTAGAAAAACAGTTGCGAATGATAAACTGATTCAGTATACAATAAAGATAGAATATTCAAATCCATTAAATACCAATAGCTAATGAAAATTAGATTAGTAGCTTATAGATTAGCAACAACCTCTGCAACAACATATTCCACTTATCAACTTGATTTGCAGGAAGAACCAAACATCTCTTTAAATTTTCAGTTTAGCGATATTAAAGAACCTGAAACGAGAAAAGCAAGTTATAGTCAAACATTTAAATTACCATTTACAGACACAAATAACACATTCTTTGAGCAATGGTATAATGTGAATGCTTCTACTTTAGTATATACTACAAAAGAAAAATTTAATGCTGTTTTATATGTTGGAACTGTCCCACAATTTGAAGGATTTTTACAGCTTAAAAGAGTATATCAAAAAGCACAATATTACGAGGTGGTATTGATGTCCAATACATCTGACCTATTTTCTGTAATTGGAGAAAAAAAGTTGCAAGATGTATTTAAAAATGATAACGGGACATATAGCACTGAGCTTAACCATACTTACAATGAAACACAATTAGTTAATTCTTGGAATGGTAGTAGTAGTGCCTTTGTAAATGCAGCAGGAACAGCGTTAAGAGATACTGATGTTAATGTTCAAAAGGTCATGTATCCGATGTCTGTAACACAGCCCGAATTTTACTTTGAGTCAGGAAGCTCAAAATTCCTTGATATGTCACAAGCAGACATAAACAACACATCAATCTATCCAAGTGGTGCTGTAGATGCACAAGCATATATGGTTTCTCTGCTTCAATTTAGACCTGCTATTCAAATCAAAACACTATTTCAATTAATTTTTGCAAGAGCGGGATTCAGATACACCTCTTCATTTATTGATGGTGCATATTTTGGTAAAATCTTTATGACAACAGGAAATGATTTAGGGGCTTCTACATTACCCACGACATCATCTTCAACAGATTTTTCAGGTAGTGCTAGCGCATATAATGTGGGTAACTTTGGATCTTTTACCGGGCCTTTTCCATTTGATTGTCAAGATACACCTGCAACAATAATAAAAGCGGGAACAACAGACTTTGATCCTCAAAATGCGTGGAACACAACAGGTCATTATTTTACAAAAACACACCCAACCCAACTATCTATGAATGTTCAGCACAGGGTATATGCTAAAAATTTAGAGAGTTGCGAAGATGCTGACGCTGTATTGGATATTTGGTTAGAAGGATTTAATACAACAACAAACACCGACACGGGCGATATATGGGGATTGCAAGAAAATCTTGCTGTAACTATGCCTACAATCCAAAACATACCGGAGACAACAAACTTTTATCATACTTTGGATTTAACCAATATTCCTCTGGATCAACCTGTTAGAATTAAAGTTAGAGTCAAAAATATAAAACAATCATTCGCTAGTCCCCAAATAACAATTGGTTATAATGGAGGATTTGGCCCTTCTGGAATTGATGAAAGTTTTATTTCAGTTAGTTGGGCGGACTATAGTTTAGGAATATATGGTTCAACTATAAATGTTCCTATGTGTATTGATGACAGTATTACACAAAAAGCATTTTTAAAAGACATCATTCAAAGGTTTAATTTAATAATATTGTCTGATCCCGAAGATGCTACAAACTTAATTATAGAACCATATAATGATTATCTAGCAACAAGCACCATTAAGGATTGGACTCATAAGCTAGACACATCAAAAGAAGTTATTGTAAAAGATACAACATCACTACAAAAAAAGACAATTAAATTCACGGACTTAGAAGATGACGATTTACACAATAAATCATTTAAACAAGATTATCCAAAAGTAAATGTTTATGGACATTATGATGGTGAAATTACTCAAAATGAATTTGCAAAAGGAGAATTAAAAAATGAAGCTATATTTAGTCCATATATAAATGACAGGGTTTTCCCAAGCGAGGATCAATGGAATCCTTCAGAGGTTGCAAATATGACTGTGCAATATGAGTTTAGCTATAATGAAGAAGAAATTGCAACAACAGATTCCACAACTAAACCGAAGTTGTTTTGGTATAATGGTTCACCAACAACTGTATTATCTCAATCAGGCAATACGGTTACATATTATATGCACAGGCAACCTGTGTCAGGACTAGCTATTAATGCTTATAGTTTTACAACATACCCTGTTTGTAGCCCTTTTGACATCACACCATCAAGTAATGAATATACCCTTTCACCAACAAACAAAAGTTTGTATTGGAATGCAAATCCCCCATTAAGCGCATCAACAATAACCGTGTTTAACTATACAGGCTTTTTTGGGACTTGGTTTGATAACGCTCTTTATGGTTTATATTGGCAATCTTATCTAAACAACATCTATAGTGATGAAGCGAGGATTATGGAAGCATATATAAACCTAAATGAAGTAGATATATTCGACTTTAAATTCAATGACGAGATATTTATAAAAGACACATATTGGAGGGTTTTAACAATTTCAAATTATCAAGTAGGTGGGGAAGTATCAACTAAAGTTACCTTAATAAAGGTTATTGATAGTATAAATAATTGTCCTGGTTGTGATTATGTTATTGGATATAATTCAGAAGGAGGAAACCTGCAGGGGGGAATATATTATTTATGGTGTCCTGAAGGTGAACCTGGTTGTTCGCCACAAACAACAGCACCATTTTTAGGTATTTACACACACCCAGAATGTTGCTATTGTATGGGAGGAACGCCCTGGTTATTCGTCACCGCTTATGAAGCTCAAGGCATTTTTCCTTGTGAAGCTAATGATGGAAGTTTACCAATAAGCCAACAAAACACATCTGCCCTAAATAGTTTCTTGGGTAGCGGGACATTAAAAAATGCTGTTTATAAAACGATTGCAGGAAAAAATTTACCTCTAACAACGGGAATGGACACAACGAAATATAGCAGGGGGATATTACCATATTATGGTGATGATGTTGTTATTAAATACAAGAATAAAAGAAATTCTACACCTCAAATAAAAGGTGAATCTCATAGACTAGTATTAACAGGAAACACGGAGGGAAATACGAGGGGATATGCTTATCCCGAAGGGACATTAAATAGTAAACCTTTAAAAATACCAGGTAACACTAATATGATTATTAGAGTAAAAGGTATTGCTACTGTTATAGGCGGAACAAGTTCAACATATCCTGTTGGAACAACTGAAGCATTTGCTTATTACACAGCATTTAAAAACACCGTAGATGGGATAACACAATTAGGGACAGTAGGTGGGGACGGAGAATTTGCATTAAGAGAAGGGGCAAACCCAACCACTTGCACCTTATACATAGATATTAACAATGGAATTTTACGATTTGGTTTAGATGATAGTCAAACAGATACAAGAAGAGTTTGGTCGTTGAGTGTAGATTTAGACATAAACAGCATATTCAATATGAATTTTTCGTATGATGCAAATTGGGCGTTATTTCAAAATGGAGATTATATACTATTTCAAGATACACAATTTTTAATATGGAATTAAAAAGATACATAGAAAGCACAGCGAAATTAATAACACCGACAATTGACCACTTACAATTAGTTGAGCATAAAAACAAAGATTTAGATTTTGCTTATGGTATGCAAGAATATCATACAAGCTTTAAAAGAATGATAAAACAAATAATAAGATTATTATGGCGATAGAACATACAGTTAAATTAAATGTAGATGCAAAAGACGGCATTCAACAAGTAGATAAGCTAAAAAAGGGTGTAAAAGACACATCATCAGCAGCTAAAGGAAGTGAGGGGTCATTTAGCAAAATGAAAGCAGGGGTTCAGGGCTTGGGTGTTGCATTTAAGGCATTAGGAATTGGCTTAGTAGTAGCTGCCCTTATGAAATTAAAAGATATATTTAGTGGTAACATAGAAACAGCTAGAAGATTTGAAAGAATATCAGCCCAATTAAGTGCTGCTTTTGATGTTATAAGAGATAGGGCAGAAAATTTTATCAAATCACTAATAGCATTAAAAAACCCATTCAAGGCATTTAAAGAAGCATTTACAGGAACAACTGCAGAGATAAAAGAAGAGGTCAAAGCTATTGATACATTAACAGTAGCATTACAAAAAGTTAGAGATGAAGAAAGAGATATGCTATTGGTCAGAGCAAAAGCAAATAAAATAATTGCTGAATCTAGATTATTAGCTGAAGATGATAATCTTAGTATGCAAGAACGATTAGATGCATTAAAAGCGGCGGTTGCAGAAGAAAAAAGAGTAGCAGACATAGAAGTTGCTACACAAGCTAAAAAGGTAGAAGCAATGCAAGAAATCATTGATTTAGGAAAATCAAGTGAAGAAGATATGCAAAATCTAGCGGCAGAAAGAGCTAGATTAATAGAATTACAAACAGCATCAGTATTAAAGCAAAAAAGAGTAGCGGCAGAAATAGGGACTTTTACAAATCAAATTGCTAAAGAACAAGAAAGAGTTGAAAAAGAAAGATTAGAAAGAATTGATTTATTGACAAAAGCTAAAGAATTTCAGTTGGAAATAACCAAAGAAATGTCAAACAAAGAAATAGCCGAATTAATAAAATCAGCAGAAGCAAAAAATAAATTAGATGATGCACAAAAGCTAAAAGATGACGAAACTAAACAAAAGTCATTAGATGAATTGAGACAATCATTAATGACTAAAGAAGAATTAGAGCTACATGCAGCACAAGATAAATACGAAAAATTATTAGCAATAGCTAATAAATATGGACAAGACACAACTGTGTTAACAGAGCAATATAATCAACAAGTCCAAGATATTGAGAACAAATATAACGAAGAAGAATTGGCAAACCAAAAAGCAATAGAAGCAAATAAAACAGCTATTGTTCTAAATGCTATGAGCAATCTAGCAACAATCGCGGGTCAAGAATCAAGGGCTGGTAAAGCATTAGCTGTAGGTCAAGCATTAATTAATACTTATCAGGGTGTGACAAAAGCATTAGCATCAGGTTCTCCACCATGGAACTTTATACAAGCAGCAGCTGTTGGTGTAGCAGGTATGAAGAATGTTGCTAAAATTAAATCTACAAATCCTGAAAGCGGTGGGAATGATGATCCCCCAGATATTCCATCACCATCTCCAGAGCCTTCAGGTGTTGATGTTGGGGGTATGTTACCAAACATGGAAACTATAATTCCAGAAGTAAATGGGGCAACACAACCTATACAAGCTTATGTTATTGAAAATGATATTTCTGATGCTCAAGCATTACAAGAAGAACTAGATATACAATCCACATTATAAACAAAATTAAGAACTTTATATTTATAAATGTTATGGCTAAAAAGAAAAAACTAATAGAACTAATAATAGACGAAACAGCAGAACACTTTGGGGTTGATGCTATTTCAGTTGTTAAATTTCCTGCGATAGAAGAAAATTTCGTTTTTTTCAACAATGATTTTTTATCACTTGCTAAAGTAGATGAAGAACAAAAACAATTAATTGGTGCGGTGCTTATTCCTGATAAGAAAATTCCTAGACTCGATAAGGAAACAAATGAAGAGTATGAGGTTTTCTTTACTAAAGAAACTATAAAACAAGCACAGAAGCTATTTATGTCAAATCTAAGGAACAATAATCACACACTTGAACACAAAGAACCAATTCAGGGACTAACTGTTGTAGAGTCATGGATTAAAGAAAACAAGAAACATGACAAATCTAATATGTATGGCTTTAATATGCCTGTTGGAACTTGGTTTGTGCAAGTAAGTGCAGAAAACAATCCTGACATTTGGGAAAAAATCAAGAACAAAGAAGTTCGCGGTTTTTCGATAGAGGGATATTTTACGGACAAATTAATTGAAGCATCTAGAGAAAAAGATATATTGGACGAGGTATGTGAAGATTGTCCAGATGAGGTTATGATGGGAAAAATCAAAGATGTTATTTTACAAAATGAATTAAATCCTGTTGGTAGCTTAGACGGTGAACCACTATTTAGAACAAAAGAAGAAGCTGACATATATGCTGAAATGTTCAAGGGCTGTTCAGGTAGTCATACACATAGTGTTGATGGTGTTAAGCTGTATATGCCCTGTGTAGATCATTCTTCAGCTACAATGCGAGAAGAACATGCAGAAACAGGAAGAAAGAAAAGAAAGAGAAAATACAAAATGCTTGAATATGTTGCTTATGCAAAAAGAAAAGCTATGTTAAAGTATTCGTGGGACGAGTGCATGAGGGATCAAATGAAAGAATACGGAAATAAAGAAACAGCTGCTAAGGTCTGTGCGGCTATCAAAAACAAGACGGTCAGACGATAAAGAAATAAACAGTTTTAATCCTTTTATATTTATTAATGTTATGGGAACTCTAGAAAAAATTTTAAACATATTGAAAATGAAAAATGAACCTAAATCATATTCTGTAAAATTCTATGCAGAATTAAAACTTGACGATGGCCGTGTTATTGCTACAGAAGATGAGCAATTTGCTGTTGGATCAAAAGTATTTACAATTTCTGACGACGCGAATGCAGAGGCATTATCTGCAGGAACTTATAGTCTTGAAAATGGAGATAAAATAGTAATTGACGACACATCTAAGGTGTCACAAATGGGCGAAGTAGAGGTTGCTGAAGATGAAGAAATTGAAGCATCTACAGAAGAGTTAGCTGAAGAATCAGAAGCAGAAGAAACTGATTGGGCTAAAACTTTTGAGGAAATAAAAGATAGGGTTGCCGAACTAGAAAAAGCGGTTTTTGGTGAGAAAGCCGAAGAAGAAACTGAGGAATTATCTGAAGAAACTGAGGAATTATCTGAAGAAAAGAAAACTGAAATGAGTTCAGAAGATATTATTGGTGAACTTATGTCAGAAGTTGAAGAGCTTAAGAGTAAAGTTGTTGAATTAAGTGGTGAACCTGCAGCGGAAGGTATAACATACAATCCTGAGGGGTCAAACTTTAATTTAACTACTGACTTGAGTGATATGTCAAAGATGTCGTCTGTAGAGAAGGCAGAATATATAATGAAAAAATATAATTAAAAAAATCTAAAATCAATTGAAATGAAAAAAGAAATGTTAAACAAAAAATATGATTTTGGAACTGCTACAGTTTCTGGTGACGATTTTATCGGTAAACTTGCACTTCCTTATGTTGCTCCAGCGGTTAAAAGCCCTACCACTATTGCTAATGGGTTTGTAAGAGAACTTGATGGACTAACTAAATCAGCGGTTGTAAAGGTATTTACACCTGGAACTATGGTTGAATCGGCAAGTTGCGACTTTAATGATGGTGGTGGTGTTGTTGATATTACACAAAAAACACTTACAATCACAGATGTTCAGGTTAACCAAGAAGTATGTCGGAAAACAATTTTTCCTACTTGGATGGCTCAAAATATGAAAAGAAATGACAACCTTCCTGTTGACTTTACTGATTTTCTTGTTCAAACTATTGCAGGAAAAGTTGGCGAAGAAATAGAAAGAGATATTTGGAGAGGAGATAGCGGGTTAGGAATTACAGGGTTCTGTTCTGCTGATGGTGGTGCTACTTATGGTGGTGCATTATCAGGATCGAATATAGAAACAATCGACACAATTACTAATTCAAATGTAGATGATGGCTTTGCAACTGTATATAATAGTGCTGTAGAAAATTGTGCAGGAATACTTACTGCTCCAGGACTTGGTTTTTATGTGAGCCAAAAAACTTACGGAATGTATTTACAATTCTTAACAGGTCTTGGTTCTTTTGGTGGTTTTAATAACCAAATGTCTAATCAAGGCATTAATGCTGCTACTTATTTGGGTATTCCAATTAGAGTATGTCCAGGACTGTATGACAATTCTATTATCCTTGCAGACAAAGAGAATCTAGTATATGGAACAAATGTAGGAACCGACTATACTGAAGCCCGTGTTATCCCGACCTATCTTTATGACGGGAGCGATAATGTAAGAATTACAATGCACTTTGCATTTGGTGTGCAATGTGCTGTTCCTGGTGATGTTGTTTGGGGAAGAAACTAATAGATACTTTAAATGGGTGGTTGAAATATACCACCCTTTTATTAACTTTAAAAATTAAATAATTATGAGCTGTAATTTAAGTGCCGGGAGATTGGTGGATTGTAAAGATCAGATTGGAGGATTGAAAACCCTCTTTTTCTGTGCTGACTATTCATCTAATATATCACAACACATGACAGTCAATGGAACAGATCCCTTGCAAATAGACACGGCAGGGTTTACAGGTTGGAGTGCTTACGGAACACCAACGGGTTCTACGATGACACTATATAAATATGATTTAAGACCGAATTTAAGTTCTTTAACTGTAACAACAAATGGCGATCCTGCGACAGGAACATCTTTTTGGACTCAAGCATTGTCCGTAACATTGCAAAAAATAGATGTAGCCACAACAAATCAACTAAAATTAATTACATATAATAGAGTTCAGATTTTCGTTCAAGATAATAACGATAATGTGTTTTTGTTAGGGATTGATAATGGTTGCGATGTAACAGGCGGAAATATTGTTAGTGGCGCAGGAAAAGGCGATCTAACGGGGTATACTTTAGAATTTACTGCAGAGGAAAAGATACCTTTATATTCAATTAAAAAAACTAATGGAAGTGGAACGGACTATCCGTTTGACCAATTGGGTGATGCAGATAGTGAGTTAACAATAGTTTCAGGAACATAATCGTTACTCTACTTAGCAAATTAAAGGGACTATATGTCCCTTTTTTTGTTTAAATAAAAACAATTACATAACTTTTATATTTATAATAAAGATATTATGGCTTGGAAAGTAAAAAAAGAATATGAAGGAAAGACTGTTCCCAATTGCTTGTCACCGTTAAATGATTTAACACAACAACAAATTAAAAAATTAGGGGAAAGTGTTCGAAATTCTTATTTCATACAAGATAAACCCAAAAAGAAAAAGAAAGATGATACAGTTGTTGCAGACTAAATCAGCCGTTCCTTTGAACAATCTGTTTTATTTGCCTATATATGATAAAATGACAAACACAGACTATACACCACTATTTGGGTTTACAAGTCAATTGTCAAAAAAAACACTTTATGCTTGTGCAACATTTGCTACTTATACCGACAAAGATCGTTATGTTAAGCTACAAATGTTTACGGTTGGTTCAGGAACACCAGATCCCGAAGATGGGATTGTTACAATGGGGACAACTGACTATCCCTATGGATTGTATGACACAACTATTTATCAAAACACGAGTGATGACAACCTTGATCCAGATGGATTGACTCAGATATGGGCGGGGCTAATGAATTTAGAGCCAGAAGATAATCCCGCTGTTGAATATGAAGAATATGATACTAACGATTCAGACACAGAATCTGTATATATAACTTTTTAATATGTTACAATTAAAAATATATAAAAAAAATGCGGGGACAGTTAGAAATAACTACTTTTATTTGAACTTAGAGGATAAATGGATCACACAAGATCCAGACACTAAAGTGGCTAAATATGATGCGGTGAGCCAATTTACAGGAAAAACACAATCAGGATCATTTTCAACTATAGCAACTAATGAGAGATATTGGAAACTTAACTTAACAACAACACGGGGAACATCACCTAGCCCTAGTCCCCCAGCCGTTTTAGAATGGGGAACAACAGATATACCTTTAGGTTTTTATGACCTAACTATTTATCAAGATATAAGCGGTGAAAGAAACATATTATATACAGGCATTCTTAACCTTACACAAGATGAAACAACAACAGGGTTTACAGGAACACCAGCCGTAAAATACACAGAATATACAGACAATGACTCAGACACAGAAAGCATTTATTTAACAAATCCATTATGAATTTAAATTTAGTCAAATTATCGCATTATAATATCCCTCATTTAGTGGAAAAACAAAACCAAGATTGGATTAGTTTTGGCGAGGACAATCTATATCCCAACTATATACTAGACCTATTCTTAGGTAGTGCTATCAATGGTGCATTAATTAAGTCAATAGGTGCTATGATATATGGCGAAGGATTAGCTGCTACAAATGCTGATGAAAACACAGACACAAAAGAGTCATATTTGCGACTAACAGAACTATTACACAATTCTGATGATGATGTATTAAAAGACCTAGCAATGGATTTAAAACTATTTGGTGGGTGTTATGTTAATGTGATATGGTCAAGAGATAGAAGCAAGATAGCTAAGATGAAACACATACCGGCACAATATATCCGTTCAGGTAAAATGATTGATGGCGAAATTGATACATACTATTATAGTTCAGATTGGTCTAAATATAAAAAACAAGAACACAGACCGATTCCATACAGGGCATTCTCTACCGAAGATAGATCAAATGCTAGTCAAATACTAATGATTAGAGATAAAAACCCTGCTTTATTCTATGGTTTCGCACCTGATTATGTTGCCGCTACTGATTGGATTCAAATGGAATTAGAGATTGCTCAGTTTCATTTATCTAATATAACAAGCGGAATGACACCAAGTATGCATGTAGGATTTTCCAATGGTGTTCCAACCGAGGAAGAAAGACGAACAATAGAGCGACAATTAAATCAAAAATTTGCAGGTAGTGGAAATGCAGGAAAAATACTAATAACATTTAATGATGGAAAAGAAACAGCCCCAATCATTGAACCTATCCAAATGAATGATGCACAATCTGCTTGGGAAGGAATGAGCAAACAAGCTGTAAATCAAATCTTAGCAGGACATAGAGTTACATCACCAATCCTTTTTGGAATACGAGCAGAAGGTGGTGGACTTGGAAATAATGCTGACGAACTGCGAGATGCTTTTTCACTTTTTACAAATACTGTGGTAATCCCCTTCCAAAACACACTTTTAAAGGGTTTAAACAAGATATTTAAAGTTAATGACATAAGCCTTGATTTATACTTTAAATCGCTTAAACCTGCTGATTTCATTGATTTAGAAGTTACTAAGACACAATCAGAAGAAGATCAAGAAAAAGAAGGTGTTACAAAAGAAGACATTAATTCTGATGATTTTGTAGAAATGTCAGATGATGATTTAAACTTAGTGTTTGAAGAGTTGCATGGTGAAAAAATAGATGATGAAGTTTGGGAAATAGTAGATGAACAAGACGAAGGTGTTATTGAAGATTATGACGATTGGGCGAATGCTTTAATCCATAAAAAAGAAACATTTGCAGATGAAATAAGAAGCAAAGAAGATTTGCCGAGTCAATTAGATAAATCGTTTTATAGAGTTCGTTTTAAGTATATTAAAAAGAGTAGAAAACCAAGCAAATCAACAAGAACATTCTGCAAGAATATGATGCGACTATCTAAAGCAGGTTTTGTTTATAGATTAGAAGATATTGACAAAGCAAGTCGTGAAGGTGTAAATAAACAATTAGGACATAAAGGGCGACCATACGATTTATTTCGTTTTAAAGGCGGGGTTTATTGCCGCCATGCCTGGAAGGTTATTCTATATAGATTAAAAGAGGGAACAGAATTAAAAGATGCAGAAAGTATGGACGACTATAAAAAAACAGATAGTATTCCTAAAACATACACACCAAAACCAAGAGGAATTAAAGATGCGGTAATAGCGCCTGAGAACATGCCTAATAGGGGGCATTATCCTGGTGTAAAATAAAAATAAAACTATGGCGATACAACATACATTATACATAAGTTCAACACGATTAAAAAAAGATTCAGCTATTGGCGGTTCAGTTTCTGATGACTTAATTATGCCGTATATTTTGTTAGCACAAGATATGCACATACTACCAATTCTAGGGACTGACCTTGATACTAAATTAAAATCAGATATTCAGGACGGCACATTAACAGGTGATTACAAGACATTAGTTGAAACATATTTACAACCTGCATTAGTTCAGTTCAGCTTCGTTTCCTTAGTTCCATATTTACGACTTAGATTCGTTAATAATGCGGTGGTGGTGATGGGTGCAACAGATCAATCCTCAAGTGCTACTTATGATGATCTCCGTCCTCTACTCGATACCGCCGAAAATGCCGCAGAATTTTATCGTCAGAGAATGATAGATTACTTGACTGACAAAGGAACAGCTGCCTTCCCAGAATATGGAAGCAATAATGATGCAGGAGAACTTTCTGCAACGACAAATAACTATTTTGCGGGAATTAATTTAGAACCAACAACGCCAATGAGCAATAGATTAAAGAGCTTTTTACAAGGTGCAGATATTACTATTTATGGCTGTTAAAAGAAGAACATATCCTTCTAGTAAGGAAAATTTTAAGAAATTAAAAAACTATATAAAAAAATTAACCAAAAAAACTATTAATTATGGCGGGACAAAGGTTAACAGATAAAAATTCCCTCGACGAACAGGCAGGTAGTGGTGATTTATTAATGGTCGTCGACGTGTCAGATTCGAGTGCATCAGCAGAGGGGACATCAAAAAAAATGGATTTTAAATATGTTATTCAAACAGATAAATTTTCATTGAATAATACAGAAGTTCAAGCATTAAACACAACACCAAAAACATTAGTTGGTGCTTTGAGTGGTTATATGGTGACACCCTATTGCGTTACTGTTATTGTGACCTATGATACAACGGCAGAGAGTTCAAACAGCAACCTTTATTTTGGATATGATCCAACAGTTGATACTACCTATTGGGACTATAGTTCAAGATTTAATGGTCTTTTGGCTACAGATAACACTTATGTTTTTAGTGGCGGAACACCCAGCAGCAAAGGGGTATTGAGTGCATCAATTTTAAATAAACCTTTTTCTATGTGGTCGAATGCTGCATTTAATGGTGGTTGGTCTTGTGATGTTTATTGCACTTATGCATATACAAAAATCCTGTAATGATTAGGTTTATATTTCTATTATTACCGTTTCTGTCTTTTGGACAGTTCTATAAGTATTCCACTATTTATGGCGGTGGTTCTATTAATTCAACTATTGCACCAATCGAAACATACGAATACAATGGACAACTAATAGAAACAACACCTGATGATGGTGCTAACTATCGTTATTTTGTTGGTGTTAAAAAACTAAGCAGATATTCCTTTGAAAAGAAACCCAAATTTTACTATGATGGAAATGAGGAAAATGCAACCATATTTAGATCATCTGTTGGTGGCTTTGAATACTTGTTGCAATACGAAAAGATAAAACAGTTTGGAAGGGAATACAACAACCACGATATTTGGCTTAGATACTTAGGCGAAAACACAAGCACAAAAATACAATCTTCTAACAATGGTTACATTGATTTAAATTATAAATCACTAGATATTCGATTTAAGCACGATTTTAAGCGATTTAGGGCAACTTTGGGTGGTGTCTTAAGGTATCACCCCGTTTATGGGCTAAATCCCTTTAAAACCGATTTTCCAAATTACAATGATTTTGAAGCGGTTGCTACAGAGCTTGGATATGTTAGTGAATATTGGTTTATTGATAATAATAATAACGGTCATCTAGATAGGTTAGAACAATCATTTTATAGATGGATTTTAAACGGAGATACAGTCGCACAAAATACGGCACAATTTCAAGACTATTATGCTACCATTCCTGCAAAATACAATAGAGATAAGTTGGGAGAATTAGGAAATCAATACACCCTTTCAGGTGTTGTTGGTCTTTCCTACTATATACATTTAGACAATTTCTTTATTCTAGCTTATGGCAATTATTTTTTTATAAATCACAAACTGACCGAATACGGATCAGATACTTACGATTATGATTTTGGGCTGATAGGAAATTTGAAGCTGACAAGATCATTTTCTTTATATTCTCAATTAGAATATTTAAACTATTTTGATAGAGAAAATTACACAATTAACTTAGGAATTAATTTAATACTTATATAATATGGAAATTTTTAAAAAGATTTTAGACACATTTGAAAAAGCATTTCAATCAAAGAAGTTTTGGTATGCTATTGGTGCTTTGTTTGTTTTATTTTTTAGTGATTCATTTGGAATCAATGACCAAGAAATTAACAATGTAGTTTTAATAGCCATTGCTTTACTTGTTAGCCAAGGAATTGCAGACGGTAAAAGTTGTAGCAAATGAAATTAAACGAGAAGTCAGAATTTACAGTTGATTTAAAACTAATCATTTTAGTTGTTTCTATGGTTATTTCATTGTCTGCAACATACTTTACATTACAAGCAGATATTGAAGAAGCTAAAAAGCTACCAAAAATGCCTATTAGCGAAAAAGAGTTTGAGCTGAAAGATGCCTTGATTAGGCAGACCATTTTAAATAACGGTCAACAGCTTGAAACACAACAAGAACAATTAAACAAAATTGAAGATAAAATCGACAAAATAGATACTAGACTTTACAACCTTAATAAATAGATTATGAATATAAGTTATATATTACAAGTTTTAATAGCTATATTTTTTTTCTTTGTTGGTGTTTGTTTGAGTCAGGTTTCAGTCATTCATTTTAATAGTGAATGGAATGCAGATAATAACTTTGATGTTACAGTCTTAAAAGATTGTGATGTTGATAGTGTTGTTATTTGTCATAATCCTGAACTGCAAGAAAAACACAATATTAAAGCTGTGCCGACAGTCATTATATTTGATGAGGGAATTGAGATAATTAGATTTGAAGCTAACATAATGATGCAGTTAGAAGCAACGAGAAAGGATATACAGGGAGAGATCAAGAAAATATACTTAGCTAAATTTGAATAGATTATATTATGTTTTTATCTAAAAACTTTACACTAAATGAGCTAACATATTCTGCTACAGCATTACGACTTGGAATAAATAATGACCCCTCTAAGGAAGGAATATATAAATTGACCTTATTAGCCGCTGAGCTTTTACAACCACTCAGGAATGAAGTGGGTTCTATTCGCATAACTAGCGGCTATAGGTCACCCCAGCTTTCAGAAGCTATTGGATCGAGTAGTAATTCACAACATTGTCGATATGAAGCAGTGGATATGCAGTTTGTTAAAAGGGGTAAAATGGATAATATTGTTATATACAATGCACTAATAGAATTAGATTTAGATTATGATCAATGTATATTAGAATTTGGATCAAGCACCAAATCTATTGACGGCGATCCTGCATGGGTTCACCTTAGTTGGAAGATTAGCGACAATAGAAGGCAAACACTGGTTGCTTATAAAGATGAAAACAACCAAACTAAATATAGACCTAAAATCAATTATAATTGTCTATGAGAATACTTAAAAAACTTTTTGGAAATATATCGCTTGATGTTAATAACTTGGTTGATAATGTTGTAACGACTGATGAAGAAAGAAAGACATTAAAGGTTAAATTGAAACAAGTTTTAGCCCAAGCTGAAAGTTCAGCACAAGAACAGGTTACTAGAAGATGGGAAGCTGACAGCAAAGCAGGTTGGTTACCTGCAAACATAAGACCATTGACATTGGTATTTTTAACATTAGTGTTTGTTATAATATCTATGTTTGACGGCAATATTGGAGAATTTGCAATATCAGATGCATATATTCCAATATATCAAACTCTATTGCTTTGTGTATACTCTGCATATTTTGCGGGTAGGAGCATAGAGAAAATTAAAAATAAATAAAATAGAAAATCAAAAAGAATACCGCCCTAGATTGTCCGAGTCAGAATATGACTTAATCAAATCTATTAGGTCTACCAAAACCCGCAATATTCTGGTTGTGGGTGATCTTCATTGTCCCTTTGACCTAGACGAATACCTTGACCATTGTGTAGAACAATATTATAAATGGAATTGTAACCAAGTTATTTTTATAGGTGACATTATTGATTCACACGGATTCAGTTACCATGAGCCAGACCCAGACGGACTTAGTGCGGGTGATGAGTTGAAATATGCAATTAAAAGAGTAGCTAGGTGGTATAAAGCATTCAATAACGATACAGTTCCAAATGGTATAGATGTTTGTGTAGGCAACCATGATAGAATGGCTGCTCGTAAAAGTATGACAGGGGGAATCCCCTCTGCTTGGATTAGAGGTTACAATGAAGTTTTAAATACACCTGATTGGAATTGGGTTGAAAGTGTTATATATGATGATGTCTTATATGAACATGGAGAAGGGGGACAGGCATACACAAAAGCAAAAAACAATATGATGTCAAGTGTTTGCGGACATACACATACAGAGGGATATGTAAGGTGGTTGGTTGGGAAAAAATTTAGAGTTTTCGCCTGTCAAACAGGTGTAGGAATAAACCATAAAAGTTATGCCGCAGCTTATGCTAAAAATTTTAAACGACAAGTGATTGGTTGTGCGGTTGTTTTGAATAATGGAAAATTACCCATATCTTTACTTATGCAACTATGAAAAAATCAATGACAAAATATTACACAAACAAAAGCATTAAAGCAAAGATAGATAGATTATTGCACAGAATGGCTATAATTGTTGCTGATAAAGACACAGGAGCTAAAAATGATTTTGGTAAAAAAACTAAAATAGAATTAAAGACAATAGAAAAAAAGATCAAAGAAATTGATGAAAAATTTTATGATCTGATTTGTCCTTATGGATATTTAGATACTTAATTTTGAAATTAAAAAATGGAAAAGTTGAATAACATATATACAGAGAAACTTCAACTTGGTGCTTATTATACTTATGATAAAAATAATAATAGAGTTTATGATATTAAAGGTATAAGAAAGGACTTTAAGAGGTTGATCGACAAATTGAAATAGATTAATAGGGTTGTATTCCGTATTCTTCTTCAAACATTTCTTTTTGAATTTCCAAAAATTCTGCAGAAGTGTATAGGGTAGGTATGCTATCAGCATCAATTATTTCCTTTCCTTTATATAGCTTAGTTCTTAGATTTGCAATATAATCTCCCCTTTGTGCTTTATTGATTACCTCTGTCCAATTTTTAAAGTTTCTCATATTGTCAAACAATACTGTTCTGTAACTTTTTTCACCTTTAAAAAATACATAGAAGATTTGACCGCCATGCTTTGAATTATATGTTTTGCTTATTTTAACAAATTGTAATGTTTTCATAATTCTTTAATATATTTAATTGTTTGCTTTTTAACATATTTAATATCTATCCACTGTAATAGTTCAAAAGCATCTAAAACTATTGTGAAATCTTTTCCATTTTCATCTTTACCGCTTAATCCTACTTCATTATCTGAGCAATAAAAAGTGTTTATGTCATGTAAATTTTTATATTTCATTTTATAAGTTCTTTAAAGTTAACACCATTAAAATACATTCCATCATCTTCACCTTGTTCGTGGTGTGTTATATATTTAAATGTATTTTCATTATCTATTAGTCTATATATAAATTTATCTAGCTGTTCTTCTGTTCCTCTAAACTCAATGCGACCATATCTACAAGATAAATCAGATATTTCTATTCCTTTTATGAAGGGATCATCTACTGTTGTATTAAAATATCCCTTACCTTTTATAATATATTTTTTAATCATTTGTAGTTAATTTTTCAAATATTACTTCAGTTCCTATAGAACCCGTTAGCAGCTTCCAGTCAGGATTGTTTTTGTATTCTAACCATTTTAAGCGACCATCTTTCGTTGATAGGTCAACTGTTGTTATTTCTATTGTTCTCATTGCAAAGTAATTTTAGTTTCACCTTCAGTTGATAATTCTTTTTGATACCCCCTAGTTTTTTCTAATAATACATTAATAGAATCAACATCATAAAACATTCCTTCTCTTTTAGCTTCTTGTCTTTGTTTTATTAGTTTAATTTCTAGAGCATCTAGTGCTAATAATATAATTGATTTATTCATTTTTATTTATTTTAAATTAATATTTATTATACTTCAAACTCTAAATTTCTCATTTCTAACTCATCCATAAAAGTAAAAAAATGATTTTCTGACTTAAAAGTAAATACATTGCTAAATTCCATTTCAAATGATAATTGTAAATCGTGTGCTAATCTTGTTGCTTCTAATGTGTCTCTTAATGAAGTCTCGATTTTAAAAAGTTCTAAATTTTCCATTTTTAATAATTTTTAAATTAATAATAATACAAATATATAAAGAATTTTTAATATATAGCTATTAAATGTAAAAAAAAGTTAATAAGTTATTAACATATTGATTGTTAATAAGTATTAAATTATTTTGTTTATATATTAAAAAGATTTATTATGTTTGCTTATTAATTATAAATATATATAATATGACAGCGAATGAAAGAAGGCAGGACATTATTAGTTTTGCTATGTATAAAAATAAGATAAATAAATTACAATTAGCAAAAGCACTTGGTTTATCATATCCAACAATGCTAGCTAAATTAAAAAACACAGGTTCATTTAAACTAAGTGAATTTGAAAGTCTTTGTAATTATTTAAATATTGGACTAAATGAATTTATAAACCCCTTAAATGATTAATATGGAAACAAAAAAAGATATTTTAAATAGATTATTTGTAGAAAATAATTTAACAGATGAAGATGTGTTTTCACACAAGTTCTATAATATCATAACAAGGTCTGGAATTGACAAGATTATGGCAGCAAATGATATAAAAATTTGTTATAATTTAGAGTATAATTCAATAGACTGTAAATGTATTATAATAAAAGCAAAAGCAACAATGGGAGATAAATCTATTGAAACCTATGGCGAAGCATCACCATCTAACAATCAAAATAGTTATCCAGTTGCAATGGCTGAGAAAAGAGCAATGAGCAGAGCCTGTTTAAAGTTGGCGGGATTCTATGAACATCAAGTCTTTGGCGAAGATGAAGCTGAAGCATTTAAACGAAGTAATAATCAATAAATAAATAAGATATGTATAAAATTAGAGGAAAAATAATAAATGTAGAAGATCAAGAAATTAATACACAAAAAGGTAATTTTTTAAAAAAGCTAATAACCATTGAAGAAACTAAAACAGGATTTAATCATGTTCAACAGTTTGAAATCTTTGGTGAAGAAAGTATTAAAAAAATAGAACATTCAAAAAAAATAGCTCAAGGACAGTATGTTAATCTAGATTTTTATATAAAAAGCAGAGAGTATAATGGAAAGTTCTACAATACATTAATGATAATGGATCTTAATATTGAAGAAAATTCAACTATTGAAAATATTGCAGACAATTTAAATAAAGAGAATGACAAAATGCCTTTTGAGAATATTGCCCCCTTTTAATTAATGTTCAGATAGTGCCTATGCTAAGTTTTTTTTTATTATTTAGTTTAAGTTGTTGTTTAGTATAGGCATTATCTATTATATTTATATCTATGAAAAAAACCTATTTTAATCACGATTCCTCTGCTAGATTGGATATTAGAGTTATAAAGCTAAGATCAAAACTATCCTATGAAGGCTATGGTATTTTTTGGGCAATATTAGAATTATTGTTTACAGAAGAAAATAAACTTTGTATTGATGATTATGAAACTATTGCATTTGGTTTACAATGTGATGCTAAGATACTAAAACAAGTAATTGAAGACTTTGATTTATTTATTATTGAAGACAATTACTTTTATTCTAAGAGGTTAAATAGTCACATAGAAGAAATAAATAACAAATCAAAAAAAGCAAAAGAGAATGCTAAAAAAAGATGGAATAATACGACAGCAATACGGCCGCATAGCGACCGCAATGCTAGTAAAAGTATAAGTAAAGAAGACAAGAGCAAAGTAAATAAAAGCAATTATTATAATGATATTCCTTTTCCAAATTATTATGATATTCATTATGCTAAAA